CCTCTGCAAGATCTTTATCCACTTCACTCCAAGCTTCTAGCATCCCACAGCCTTCATCAATTTGAGCTGTTTCAGACTTAGAAGGGGAAATACCATTATTCAAAAGTCTCCACGCTACGTCAGGAAGCCCTGTGCGTACTATTGTTCTGTGACCTGTAGGAAGGTTACCTTCCTGCCAAATCATATCTGTTAATACTTCGTTTGTTTGGGAAAGAAGTTCTGCAATCATTCCCACTTTTCCGTTTGGTTCAATTCTTTTTGCCCAATCTTTGAGAGTGAGCATACTGCTACCTAATCCAGCCATTTTATTTTATCTCCTTAAGTCGTTTTATCGTACAAGATCTCTACAGGTGATTTGCTAGGTGCAGACTGTGTTCCAGAAAGTACCAAGCTATCGTCTCTCATAGCCTTGCCGATGTTGTTGAACAGTCGAATAAGATCAGGATGATTTCCATAAGGGCTTTCCGCTAGGAACTTCCTTAAAGACTCAGGTGCAAATTTCTCAAGAGCACGACGAGCATTTTCAGCTGTCTGCTTGAAGTTATCTCCCCCAAGCTCTTTATCGCTCTCTACTTCTTTCCACCATTCTTCTCTCTTCTGTTCGAATTGTTTAATGTTTTCGGTTTTAAATTTATCAACCGCACTGTGTTCGCGTTCCAATAACTTCTGGGCAGCTTCTTGGGACAATCCTTGTTCCTTCGCAAAGGACACAATCTCATCCACTTCTGCTTGAGTTAGGTGCGACCCTTCAGGAACTTTAAGCTCCAATGGCTTTTGTTCTTCCTTACTCTCACCTTGCGCTTGTTCACTTTTGGCTTCCGCTGATTTCTCCTGAGTATTTTCAGCAGCTGCCTTAGTTTCTTCACTTTTAACTTCCTCTACCTTTGGCTTTTCCGCATACATCACTTCTTGAGGTGTGGGCGTTTTAGTTTCAGTAGACTGGTTAATGATAGCGTTTTGTTGTTCCATTTTATCTTTCCTTACCTTCTTCCATAAGTTTTACATACGCAGCCGCATCAGCAGCTGTAATATCCGCAAGCAACATAAGACCTATATTTCTTTGTCCCTCTAAGAAAGCCATGTGATGTGCACTCTCAGAGAAACTTGTTTGATGAAGTCTTGATGAGTCTAGGATCTTTTTAAGAACTCTTCTTCCAAAGTCAGTCTCTAGAACCTTCTTCATATCTTGAAGTTCCTTATCCCGACCGAAAGCTTCCTTCTTTTCAGCTCCCTTAACTTGCTCGGCATCTGCCGCATTTCTCACTAAGACTTTTTCCATATCAGACTAAAGCTCCACTCTGAGCTTCCCCTAACATTCTTCCTAATGCGTTATCCCCTGATAAGGGGGTCTGTGATAAATCTTTTGCTGTTGCTGCACTTTGTTGCAACATCATCATCTGCTGTTGTTGCTGTGCTGCTTGAGCCCTTTGACCTCTAATCTCTGCCACGTCCTCGTCTGACTTAACAATGTCAGGTGGAATACTTGTGATATCTGCGTACACATCAATGAGCTGATCACGATCAACTTTATCAAGCACGCTTGGATCAACACTTGCCACTTGAGCAACGAATCCTGTGAATCTTTCAATCGCACTTATGCCCACAAGCTTCTGAGCTTGAGCCATAATGGATATGTATTCTACCTTCAGTGGACTTCCTTGAATCTCTTCAGGAGCAGGTAAGTCATCGAAGTACCCTTGCTTTAAGTGCATATCAAATGCGATATCGATCAAGGGATCTAATAAATCTTGGTTTAATTGCTCAAGCACTGGCCCAAGAGCCAATAGCTTTTCTTCATGTCTTTCTTCAATCTCACGAGCTGTGATCTGTCTTCTATCTGTTGATGCCAACATCAAGAATAAATCCTCAAAAAAGGATCTTCTGATTCTATCTCTTACTTGAGCTTGTTTTTGCTCAAGCTCTGAGATTCTTAAGTTAACTTCATGAGCAGGTGCAAAGGGTCTAGCCCCTGCACTAAGATCAGCATAGGTAATATCTCCTGAGATAATAGAAGTCTTTTGGTTTCTTAATCTATAATCTCCAATCATCGGAGGATTGACCATCTTATCAATAGCCTGTGCAATACGCCTCTCAGCTGTTTGAAGTTGTCTAATATCAGGCAGGGCAATCATCCCTGGGCAGTTAGTTCCATATACATCTTCGCCTGTAGTCTCCCACCTGGGACACAATACAGGGAAATAATCATAGCCAGATTCTCTGAGATATTTACTTTCGTCTCCACCCACCAAGTAGTTCCCACCACTTCCATACGTTCCTCGCTCGTAATAACAACTTTTATACTTCTTATTCTTTGCGCTTAACTTCTTTGGGTTCCATTCATCATTGGGTTTAATAACATGAACAATATCCACCCATGTTTCTGTGTGACCAGAATCCCATAGGTTCTTAATGTGTAGACTCATGTTGTCCCAAAGTCTTTTCCCGTTGCCACTCACCTCACCAAAGGTGTCCACCACTTGTCTCACAGTCATTCTAAACTCTCTGACAAATGTATTAACTTTCCCCTTGTTGTCTTTAGCTATATAAAAACTACCAACAGGAAAACTATGGAAATGCATTACATTATCCATGTCTTCTTCGACATAGAGTGCAGCAGTTCCAAATACTCCTAAATCTCCGTACACAGTTGGTAAAAGATTATAGAGATTTGATCTTAAGAAACTTGTGGTCATGATGTTTTGAACAGCATGAAGCCACGTCTTAACTCTTCCACTTTCTGCAACAGCTGGTTCTGGAGTTGTGAGCCTAAACCATGGTCTGGCAGGACTTGTCACTCCACTCATCATTCCACTTGCTAGGGTTCTCACAGCAAGTGTGGCAGTAGAATCAATAATATCTCTGTTTCTCTTATCACCTTTGTTTACGTCAGTGATTTCAAATCTAGGTCTACGAGGTAAGATGAAAGATCCAAGCTCTCTATGGTGAGACTTAAAGCTAGAGTATTCATTCTCTAGCTGTGATCTTAAGACCTCAAAGTTTCTACGTTTGGTTATGATATCCAATTTAAGCTCCTAAGATACTTTTGCCTTGAGGTGCAGCTGGGCTTCCAACAACCCCCAAGGGAGATGTTAAAATGGTATCTTGTCTACCGCCACCCATTGCTGCTCTTGCTTGTTTCTTTGCTCTATCTGTTTCTAGTTTAGAAGCTTTTTGTTCTTCTTCCTCACGAGCAAGCAAAGTTCTTTTTTGTTCTTCAAGCGCTCCCTTTTGTTGATCTCTGCTCAGCCTAGCTTGGCGAGCTTGCTGCTCACTTGAGTACACAGTTGTTGCAGCTGATGCCGCTGCTAAAACTCCTAGTGCGATTTCTACTCCACTCATAATCTTCTCCTATAACCCTAGAAGGGTTTTAACAGCACCCGTCCCACCCAGTGGAACTGCGCCCACATCTGCACCTTCTCCAACTCCCCCACCCAATATGGTTTTAGGAAGCGAAGCTAATGCTGTTCTTTTTTTGTTTCTTTCTTTGTTTTTTAAGAAAGCTGTTTCTACGCCCATGAAGTCTTGATAAAGCCTAGTGTTTGGATCATTTCTATTTGTTCCAAACTCATAATAAAGATCCCCACCTGGAGATTTTCTTTCTTTATCTTTTCTTTGAACTTCAATCCACGATTTTAGGCCCTTATTCACTTGATTCAAAAAATTACTAGAACCAAATCCAGCCATATCAACTAATCTCCTTGCCATACACCTGATCTACAAGTGCATATCCTTGGGGAAGAAGTATCTTCTCACCAAAGTCTTTCACAGCTTTCGTGTAATAAAATACTCTATCCACACCTAGCTCCCTTAAAAGACTCTCTGACCAATGAATAAAATAAGTTCCAAAGCCTCTACGCTCAGGAGCTATGTAAATAAGATCTTGATTGGCTACTTTTAAATTCTTGTAATGCATACTCGGATGAACAAGAAACACGTTGTAACCAATAAGCTTTCCTTCTTCTCTTGCTGTCATAATCACTAGCAAAGAAAGCTTGTCCATTAACTCATACTTTTCCCAATCGGGATTTACCTTGTGAGTTTTAATCCACTCCAACTCTTCCCAATGTCTTTCTAGGAGTGGAGTGATCTCTTCTTTAACTTGATGCAATGGCTCAACAGCAAACGTGATTTTTTCCAAATCTATTTGCTTTTGTTCCATGTACCTTTAATATCGTTAGTTTTCTAGTTTTCTGCAATGAAGTTAGATTTTTGACGTTAGCGCTGTGAGTTATCAAATGGGTCGTATTCTACTTTATGCTGAGATTTTTCCATAAACTGATGTGCAAGCCCTAGTTCTCCTGCCGATGTGGGCATGTCGGGAAAGCAAAATGTTGTCACAAGACTGTCTGCGTAATCGGTTGAAACACCTATTCGCTCTTTTATTTGAGCCTTCTCTTCAATCCTGAACTTAGAGTTTTGATAAGTAAACTGTATGGCAGTGAGTTCTTTGATCAAATCTGGGTTCTTAGGTATAGCTCCACCTCGTTTAATCCATTCACTTAGACGCCAATAAAGCTCTGCTCTTTTATTAAAAAACCTTGGATCTGTTGGCTTACCTGCAAAGTTTACCTCAATAACATTAACGCCTGCTTGAAGAAGAGCGTCCGCGACACCTGCGCCCCAACCGCCTGTCGAGTCTATCATTATCATCTCAGCGTTCCATTTGTGCTGAGCTTCCATAACCCTAGCTACAATCTCTTCTGTTCTAGCGTTCCTCATTTCTACAGGTTTAAAAGACGCAAGTCCCCACCTAGGAGTTATGACGGTTCTATCCAAACCAAAACGCGCAACATCTATTCCTATTCTTTTCTGTGAAAATGAATACTGATCTTCTGACAAGTGCCTGCTCATTGCTGCTTCTACTTCTTCAAGACTAAACAATGAGTTAAGGCCGCTGGGTGGAAACTGTCCTAAAATACTAGACATGATCCACGGGTTGTCTTTTCCAAAAGTGGCGATCTGTTCACGTGCCCACTCTGCACTAACTCTTGGAGTTCTGTCTGGATCATCTGGATCAGATGTAATTTTTATAACGTGCCACTTATCTCTGAGCGCAGTACATGCTTGATAAAGCATTGAGTCGCCTGTGGAAGTTGGGTTACCAGCTTGAATAATTTTTCCCCACGTGCAGTTAGAAAGAGCCTGTTCTCCTGCTTTTAAAACTGGAAGTGGAATATCTCCTGACTCATCAATCAAACAAAGAACATATTTACTATGTAGACCTGACAAGGTTCTACCTTGTTCATCTGGGCTAGAGGATTTGTTAAAGCTTCTCGCGCTCAGGAACCACGTTGAAGGATGGTCTTTTGCAAACACTCTTTCTTTTGTCCAAGTAAAAGCAGCAGATAAGAACTTAGACCTAGTTAACCACTTAGATATCTCAGGCCATAAGTTCGTTGAAAGGTTGTCGTATGTTGTAGATACAGCAACACCCTTTGGGTGTTCTCCAACTCCTGCATAACAAGATAAGAAGTAAAGCCCGCTGATAGAAAGAACAAATGTTTTTCCTGGGCCTACACATGCACTAAGAGCTAAGCGTTGAATCTTTGGATCTGGCAAGGTCATTAAAGCTTTTTCTTGCCATCTATCTAGCTCTGTTATTCCAAAGTTATCGTAAACAAATTTACAAGGGTTTGCTTTCCATTCGCGTATACGAGCAATAGCGGCCTGTCTTTGGTCTGTCACACGTGTCTCCACGTTTTATAAAGAAGAATGTCGTTTATCACTGCTTGGTTTACTTTAAATTGTTTTGCTAATTTTCTCTGTGAAATTTTCTCAGCTCTGTATATTTTTCTTATCTCAATAACTTGCTTTTCCGTAAGCTTGGCCAATCCATTTCTACTTCCAACAGCGGCTCTTTTGGCAGCCACCATGTCTTTCATGTTATCTTCATGTGTGCCAGCTCTAAGGTGTAATGGATTACAGCATCGTCTTTCATGACAAGAATGAAGTATTAAGTCTGTTTTGTTTAAAACGCCATTTTTGTAGAAATAAGCAAGTCTGTGCGCTCTTCTCGGGCTATTCTTCCACTGTGCTATTCCGTAACCAGAGGGTGAGGTGTGCCCCATCCAGAGCCAACATTCATTGTCGCTCTTAATGTTTACCAACTTCCAAAAGTCTTCTTCTGTGTTGCCCCTAAAAGAAGCATCGTATTCTTTTCTAGAAACAGATTTTATGTGTTTAGGATTACAACACGCTTTGTTTTTACAGAGAGAAACTATCGTTTCAGGCTTTACTTTGTTTGATAAGTAGTAGGCTAATGGTTTTGTTCTCCAAGTTTTACCTTCAAAGTTAAACTGGCCTTGACCGCGTTCAAGTATTGTACCTTGCCAAGGCCAACATGCGGTTTCTCCACCCGACATATCTACATTGTCCCAAAAGTTTATTTTTGTTTTTCTATTCACGCCCTAACTTCCTTCAGCACATTGTGAACATACACAGGGCGCTCGCTACCATCAAGGACAGCTGACTTGTTGACAAGCTTAGGCGTGCAAAAACAATCGTAGAAATCAAGATCATGCTCAAAGCAATCAATACATTCGTCTGGAATTATATGAATGTCGTGGATCATGTCTACAGCTATCCAGTGCTCTGGTATATCCATGTTCTCTATCTCAGGAGGCGAATCATCGCTATTCGCTTTTCGCTTCATCTAACGAAGGCTCATATTGATCGTCTTCTAAGATCTTAATTGATTCGTTTGGTTTGGACAGCATCTCTTGCGCAAGTCCTTTGGCTTCATCTTCAGTGAGTGTTGGATCAGTCTCTTTGAGTTTATTCATTAAAGCTTGGCGCTTATCATAGATCATCTCAAGCATAGCGATATCTTCTTCTGATTCATTAAGCCATTGGTTGAGCTTCTTAGAATAGATGAGTGTGCGTTTGCTGGGCTTTACCATGCGCTTTTTCCAATCGTTAGCCATTATCTTCTTCTCTCTTCTTCCTAGTTATAACCTTAACACCATCAGGAGTTGTTGTTTCGTATTCGTTTGAATCTTCATGTGCTCCTGCGACAAGAGATTCTAAACTCATGTTGATGTTAACTTGCGCTGGTTCTTCAAACTTATGGCCAAGGATTTTTAAAAGCTCTTTGACGTTGGCAATCGTTGGTTCTTTTCTCGCCACGTTCATAAGCGTATTGAATATGATTGTGTCACCAACAGATAGGTTAGCGCTCATGTCTTTGATGACTCTTTCAACTTCCTCAACAGGAGCTGATAGAATCTCACAAAGCTTTTCAATAAGTTTTATTCGAGCTGGGCCTGTAATGTTCTTAAGTTCGTAAGCAGGAGTTCTTCCTGGGCCTGGAATTGTGGTGTTTCTATTGGGGTCGAAACCAGGTTTGAAAGTCATAGATGTGCCTTAGCCTCTAGCTTTTCCTAGGTTTTTATGGCTCATATTGTTATGTTCTAGGGAGATAATCGGGATAAGCAAGGCCAAACTGTAGTTTTTTTGGCTCATAAGATTACTGACATTTAGAGTTTCACAATTTTAGGCATAATGAAAGAGCCATCTCAAGATTGTTACGGTTCTCGTGACGCAAAGCCATACCCTTAACTCATATTACGTTCTTATGTCTTGAGGTGGCTGCATGTGGTGTAGAGTCTTTGTTGTATGGAAAAGTTGGAGATAGAGGTGGGGATG